ACCATACATCATCTACAATAATATGGCAAGTCGCACATGCACAAGAGCCTCCACAATCAGCTGGTATTTCTTCAATATCAGCTTCTTTTGCGGCCTCCATTACTGTACGACCTACTGGAACATCTACGGAAATTGTTTCAATTCCATTCCTAATAAAATTTACTTTCACCATAAATCATTTAGGCTTATTCGTAGGTATATTTGTTTCAGTAATAAGTTCTTTATCTGGTGTAAAGATGGTACTTGTATTAGTCCGATATGATGTTAATATATCTTTTTTAGGTCTAACTATGGTCACAACCTTACTAGCGTCAATAACAATATCATCATCTTCCGAATAGGGCATGTATGGTGTCATCATTAACTGTACTGGTTGACCAGGTTTACCTTGCATTGGTATAATTACAAATGCTTTCTTTAAAGTATGTCGCTTTGAACCTTCTATAAGGTCAGCTATTACATCTTCACCTGTCTGAAGTCTTAAAACTTTCACATTAGCCATTATGTTTTCACTCCTTCTTTATATTATATTTTTTGTAAGTTAACTGCCGAATTTCCTTTTTCGGTTTGTTCAACATCAAAAGTTATTGTGTCACCTTCATTTAAATCCAAGTTTGCTGCTCGGGCTGCTGAAGAGTGTACAAAAACATCTTTTTCTTTATCTTCTCTGGCAATGAAACCATAACCTTTCGTTTCATTAAACCATTTGATTTTTCCGTTTATACTCATTTTTCTCCTTTCTTATTTTTATCATCATCTAAACTATACTTTGTGGTAATCACATATTTTCTTTGTGGGTTTACCATAACATTTAGTCTGTTCATAAATTCTCTATCAAATAAAATAGGAGATTTATCTTCCCTATCATCTAGGGTAAATTCTATGTCTTTATAAAGACCTCCTGCAAACTCAACATCTAATTTTACAACTTGTCTTTCTTCATCATAATCTCTTAAACCACCAACTGATATTGTTTCTGTACGAAGGATATCACTTGTGATTGTCTTATCTAATAACTTCCAGGTAACTTTACTTCCATGCACTTTCATTTTATCTGCATGTATAACAGGCATACCCGAATTACCTGTATCAAATTTTGCCACAATCTGACCAAACGGTTTAATTGTGACCACTTCTTTATAACCACACTCACTAGGTACTTTAACCCAATTCTTTTTATCTTCAAAGTATTGTATGATTTCTTTACTTATATTTTGACCACTTGCTTCTTCAATTCCTTCTGTACCTGGAGAAGAATTGACCTCAATAATATAAGGATAATCTTTAATTCTATCTTTAGCAGGTATGAAATCAACTGCTGTCCATGTCCCACCAACTGCCTTCGCAGCTTTTAAACTTTCTTCTATTTCATTTTCAGTTAACTCAAAACTTTTTACTTTACCACCTTGTGACACATTACTTCTGAAATCACCAGGGATAACATCACGCCTCATAGCAGCTTGTATTTTACCACCTAATACTAAAACTCTAATATCATAATCTGTTTTAATATATTGTTGTACTAACAAGTCAGCGTCTTCATCTTGCTTATAAAGTACCTGTACAATACTATCTAATCCTATTTCTGATTCAATAAACAATACTCCAACACCCTTACTACCTCTTAATGTCTTTAAAATAATTGGAAATTTTTCTTCTAATTGTTCAAAAGCATCCATTGATTTTTCGGGGTCATTAATTAAAACTGATTTAGGTTGTTTAACACCATAATCTGCTAATCTTAATGAAGTTCTATATTTGTCGGCACATATGTTTATTGCCTCTCTACTATTGACAACACAAACATTGTGTTTTTCTAATCTTGATACCAAGTCCATCCAACTATCCTTACGGACAACTGAACCTCTAACAAGAGCAATAGTATCTTTTGCTCTTACTCTAAATCCTTTTTTATCATCTGTATTGTGGAAATATAAGTCGCCTTCTTCATTTTTATCTACCCATCCACCTGTGTTTCTATAGATATAAGATTTATGACCAAGCTTTTCTGCTTGCTTACATAAATTTTTTGCTGTATGGAAATTCTTATCATCTTCCGGTTCATCTGAAACAATAAGAAATCTTATCTTTTCAGGTGTTTTGGCTTCTGTTAAGTAATCGTTAAACTTTTGGACTTGCATTTTCACTTTCAGGTTTTGTAGTTGGTTTATCTTCTGTTGGTTTTTTACCAATGTTATATTTTGCTACTAAATTCCAGTCTTTTTTCTCTTTAAATGGTAAAACTTTGATTTGACTCAATGGTGCTTTGTCTTCCACCTTGGTCTTATCAACAACTTCTATTAAACTCCAGTCCTGTAGTAATAATGTGATTGTATTTCTTCTTTGAATATCATTTAGTGATAGGGTTGAGTTCTTACCATCTAAAGCAAACAACTCTTTAAAATGAGTTATGTAATATTTGCCTTGTTTGTGTAGAATATGGCAAGATTGGAAAAGTGTTTTGTCTTTTCTTGACGCAACACCAATTCTTGTTAAAGTTTCTCTTACTTTTAGGAAATCGTCTGGTTGCTTGATAGTGACCTCTAACATATCACCTTGCGACCAATTTATTCTGTCTTCACTCATCTTTTTCTCCCACCTTTTTTTAGGCTCAATTTTATAATTTCAATTTGGCCGTCTGTAAGTAGGTTAAGAGCTTGTTTTGCTTTTGAATTACTATATCCATAATACTCTTTTACTGCTTCAAGGTCTTTGACTTTCTTTTGTGATAGCCATTTCCCACCAAATCGCTTCTTCCTTCTTATGATATTTATAAAATAGTGAAATTGCATCCGTTTAGGTAAAAAATGTAAACCATTCATTTCATTACTATGCATTATGGTATCATAGAACATAGATAGACAACGGTTAATTACAAAAGGTGGATACTTCTTTTCCCAAGTTGGGTCTATAGTGTCTAACAGATTTTGTTTAGTTTCATTAATTGCTTTGAGATAACTGGCTAGGGTGTAATTTTCCATTTTTACTCCATAATATATTTTTTCTTATTCTTATTAGTATTAAGTAATCTTTTAATTCTGGCATCATTTCTCCTAAACCACCATCTCCAGATAGCAGACCTAGTCATAGAAACTACTGTAAATATTAAAGCAATTCCCATACTGTCCAATATGGTTGGATACAATCCAAATAGTGGAAAAATTAGCAACTGTATTAAAATTGCTAGAATAAAACCACTACCAACATCAATTATACTTTCTATTATATCTCTTTTCATATATTATAATGGTATCATACAAGTGGTGCAAGTAGTATGGTATTTAACAATACCCATTACGAATACTGCTATCGCAACAGCATTTAAAAATATCAATGCTCTATCGTGCCATAACATACCTACTACAAACCAACCACTTACTCCAATTAAGTGTAAATATAAATTGTATGGTGTCATTTCTAAAGATGTTAACATCATTCCTATTAATATAAACACCGCACTTGTCCATTTTATATACCAAGACAAGTCATGTAATGGTGTTATCTTGTTTACTTCAAACTTTTTCATTACTTAAACCATTGTAAGTACACTAGCCAAGGCACTAATATAGGCCAGACCACATGTTCTACAATTTCGTATAGCACAGCGAGTGTTAATAAGATAGCCCAGAACTTTGAAGTCTTTGCTTTTTTAGAAAGAAATCCAAATATCTTGGAGTGCCATACTCCTATCTTTTGTATTATTTTGTTCATTTTTCTCCTTTATTTAAATTCATTTAGCTCATACATAATCTGCTCTTGGTACCTCATTTATACTTTTTAAATGAGTTAAAAATAATTTATTGTATTTACCTTGATTGGTATTATTTTTATTTGCGACAGGTTCCATTATATCAAATGATAATTTTTCAAAAAAATCAAGGACAGAAGCGTCTGTCATATCATCTATTGTAATAATTTCATTTGAATCTTCTTCACCAAGCAATTCAACAAAAAATGGATTAGAATATTTTTGAAAAGAAATATCCTTGCAAAGCTCTTTTATTCTGTTTAGTGTTATGAAACGAACATACAAGTTATCTGGCCAATATTTACTAGGACCAAATCTATCATACAAATATTGACCTCCCGAGTGTCTTTCATCATTCCTTTGTTCTCCTTGAGCTTGTTTTACACACCTACCAATTCTATTATTAATTCCGCCATTATCACTATTAGATTGACCATTATAAATATTTGCTTCATTATTTTTACAATCTAATATAACCGTATAGACACCTTTCACCTGTGTAAAAGTAAATATTTCTTTATCTTTGAAAGAAAGAAAACCCATTTTACTATTAGGTTTAGGTATTATTTTTATTTTAGGTGCTTTTTTAAGCTCTTCAATAACATTCTTAAAAATTAAATCATCATAATGATAACTTCTTTCTAAAATTTGATGATAAAATTTATCTTCTCTTGTTCTAATATTACTCATTTAAATTTACAATTCGCCATTACTTCTGTTAAACAAGCGACCATATTAATCTCTTGGTCTGCAACAAAGGCGGATTTATATTGATATCCAGCAATGATTAAAACTGCTTGTGCTATACCAGCACCTTCTAAATTAGAATATAATATATTATAGATACTAGAAAATAATGATGATGGTTCTTTATCTAGGTTTTGAATAACCCATTTCCTCATATCATTAAATCTTTTTTCTTTTAATATTTTAATTAGTTCTTTAGTGTTTGCTTCAGATAAACTGAATAATATACCACTATCAATCTTACCTCTTACTGAATAGCGTTGTAGTTCATTGATAGTTCTTCTGAAATCTGGATAATATTTTTGTATTAATTCAGCAAGTACCTTTTTATCAAACTCTATTTTTTCATCATCAAGAATTTTAGACAATCGTTTCATAAATGCCATTGCTGTTAATCTTTTTTCACCATTCTTTATGGCAAAATCAATTACAGTACAACGACTATGTAATGCTGGTAATATCTTATTCTTATAATTGCATGTAAATATAAATCTACAATTCTTATAAAATGTTTCTATGAAATTACGCAAAGCAGGTTGAACACTATCAGCATTCATATAATCTGCTTCGTCAACTATGACAACTTTATGATTGGATTGTTCAGTTAAAGATACGGTAGACGCAAAGTTTTTAATCTTATGTCTTAATGTATCTATCTGTCTTCCTTCATCTGATCCATTAATGATAATGTAATCAGCACCTAACTCTTCACATAAGGCACGAGCTACAGTAGTCTTACCTGTACCTGATGTACCTGATAGTAATAGGTTTGGGATTTCTTTTTGATTTAGAAACTGTTTAAAAGTTTCTTTTAGTTCATTGGTTAAAATACAATCTTCAATTCGGCCTGGCCTGTATTTTTCCGTCCACAAATATTCAGACATTTAGAACCTCCTTAAAATTCGGAATCTGGTTCTATTGCAACCCAATATTGAATTGGTTTTGTCTTATTGATAAAGTGTGATATTTTTTGTGCTGATATAGCAATATCATAATCATCTTGGATCATTTTAAAGTTTTCAGTTTTAAAATATGCTGTAAACTTCTTATCTGTTTCGCCAAGGACTATTGAATAGTCATTTGAAGATGGTAGTTTTTTATCAGTTGCAACAATACTAATCTCTTTACCGTCACCTTTAACTGCAATGTCTGGTAGATTTAAAGTGGTAACCCCTTTCATCAACTTATTAAACTGTTCTCCTTTAAGTTGAAAGGTTACATACTTATCTGGCATTGTAATTGCTTTTGTAGGTGCAACTACAACTGACTTGTCAGCAAAGTAGTATTTGATTGATTGTTTTGAATTACTATCTTTAATTAACATTTTGCCTGCACCATTAAATTTAAGTTCAGACTTGTCAAATAACTCAACTGCTCTTAAAAATTCAGGTAAGTCATAGATAGCAAACTCTTGGTCAAACTTTTCCTTCACATCAGCTTCTGCTAATATGTTCTTTAATGTGGAAATAGTTTGAAGTTTGTTGCCTGGTTTTACTAAAATATTTTGGTTTATATCTGCAAAATTCTTTAGTATGGCAATCGTATCGCTATTTAGATTCATTATATATTCTCCTTATTCATAATAAAATATTCCATTTTTTGGAGCGGATACTTGGTACTGCCCCAAGTTCTATAGGTTGGAAACCTATCATAATACTTTTATACGACATCCGCATTATTCAATATACACTAGTTGTTATATATTGTCAATGTTGGATTGGGTATTATTTCTTTTCCTTATCAATTAATTCGCAAGTAATCTCATCTGCTACTAATCCAGCGTTTCCATCATACATCCATACATAAGAAAAGTGAACCTGGTCACCTTTTTCTACGCATTTTTTACCGAATGATAGTTTTGGATTTTGTACGCAACTGACAAGAATCAAACTCATTAAAATCACTAATATTTTATTCATATTATTATTTATATGGTGGGAGTATATAAGAAAGGCGATAGAATGTCAATGTTCCATCGCCTATCAATTTAAGTTATCTATTTTTTAAAAATATTGAACAAGTTAGGTTTTAATACATCTTCAAACCAGTCTTGCCAAAATTGTTGTGTTTTCTTTTGATATTCTTGGGCTTTCACAGGTTGTTCCTTTACAAATTTTTCTAC